AAGAATTAATAGAATTATTAAAAGATATAGATGATGAGGTTGAAATAGATTCAACTCTATCTACAAGTGATTTTGCAAAGTCACTTCAAGCAAGTGCTTTAACCTTGGATGCATTCAAAAATAAATTAACTAATGATAAAGATTTTTCAAGTTACTTAGATAGTGAGAAGGATAAACACTACTCAAAGGCTCTTGAAACTTGGAAAACAAACAATCTACAAAAACTAATAGACCAAGAAGTAAAAAAACGATATCCTGACAAAAGTGAAAAGGATATTGAATTAGAGAATTTAAGAAGAGAATTTGAAGAATTAAAAAATGCTAAATTTAGAGAGGAATTAACAAACAAAGCTCTAAAAATAGCTTCTGAAAAGAAACTTCCTAGTGATTTAGTAACATTCTTTATTGGACAAGATGAAGAGTCTACTATTAAGAATTTAGAGAGTTTAGAGACTGTTTTTACTAAGCAATTAGAAGCAACTGTAACTGAAAGATTGAATGGTAATAGTTATGTGCCACCTTCTAGTAATACAGAGATTACAAATAGCTATGAATCTTTAATGAAAAATTCAGACAATATGACAGCAGAACAAGTTGCAGAGCAATTTAGTAAATTAAATAAATAAAATGTATTAACCAAGAGCTTAAGAAATTTAGGCTCTTTTATTATGCCTTTTTGTTATTGTAGGCACAAAAGAACAAGAATTTAAAACAAAATTTATATAAGGAAAGAGGAATATATTATGGCAGTAGCAAATTTTAAGAAAACATTATGGGAAGGTGCTTTATTAGCAAACTTTCATTCAGTATCAATAGCAGATGCGATTACAACTAAACCATCAAGTGTAGCAGGAGAAAAAATAATATTTAATAGAGTTGGAGCAGGTACAATTAAAGATTATACAGGTACAGTGGCTTGGGAAGAAATTTCTACAACACCTGTTGAAATGACTTTTACACAAAAGAAATATTTTGCATTTTCTTTAGATGATGTTGATAAGGCTCAATTAGTGGCAGATGTTATGCAAGATACAACAGCAGAACATGCTTCTGTTTTATCTGAGGCAGTAGATACAAGAGTACTAGGAGTTGCTTATGCTGGTGCACATGCAGATAATAAAATAGGTACTGTAGCTTCTAAGATACAAATTACTTCGGTTGGAAAGGCTTATGATTTAATAGTAGACTTAGGAACCAAATTAGGTAAAAAGAAAGTTCCACAGGTTAATAGATTTGTTGCAATAAATAACGATTACCTAAACTTACTACAAAAGGATGACAGATTTACTAAAAATCCAGAAGTGTTAGCAAATGGTATAGTAAATAACGCTAAAATAAATGGCATGACAATTGTAGTAACAGAGGAAGTTGGAGCTGGTAAAGTAGTTGCTTTACATAAATCAGCTACAGGATATGCAAAACAAATAGACTCTATGGAAGCTATGCGACTTCAAGGTGCTTTTGCTGATGGTATTAGAGGATTAGCCGTTTATGATGCAGTAATTTTAAGAAGTGAAGCTATAGCAACACTAATCTATGAAATTGCTTTAGCTTAATTGATGGGGGTTTTATCCCCCTATTTTTATTTAGGAGGGATAATAATATGATTTTAAGTGATGTAAAAGCTCTTATAAATACAAATAAATACTCGGATAATATTATAGAAATTTATATTAGAAGGGCAGTAGTATTTATAAAAAATTATTTAAATAATAATGAAATAACAAGTGATTATATAGAGGAAAACTATGCAGATGCAATAATTTTATTAGTATATAATGCACTATCAGTCAAGGGTGACGAGAATATCCAATCTAAATCTCAGGGACAAAGAAGTGTGACTTATAAGACATCTACAAATGATTCCTTTAATATAACAAATGACATAAAAGCCTTGTTACCATTGCCTAGATTAAAGTTTTTATAAGAAGGTGATAGATAATGTTTTATGATTATATTATTTACAAGACTATAAAAACAACAATTAACAATGAAATAAGAGAAGAAATTTCTACTTATGTTAAAGGAGATTTTATAGAGTGTGATATTCAACCAGCTTCAAGCGATTTAATGAGAAAAACTTTTGGTGAGGACATAGTTGCTAATTATCTTATATTTACAGATGAATTATTAGGTGTAAATGAAATACTCGTATTTGATGATAAGTCTTATAAAATTAAAAAACTAATTGATTGGATAGATTATAGGATTTATGCAATAGAGAGTGTGGATATAAATGTTCAAGGATAATACTGATAATATTATAAATCAAATAAACGAAGCTTTAAGAAATGCTCTAGAAGAAATAGCAAAGATTGGACTTGCTGAAATACAATTGACCGCACCTGTTGATACTGGTAATTTACGTAGAAGTTATTCTTATAAGGTTAAATTTAATAATAAGAGTTTTGTAATTACATGGGGAACCAATATTCCTTATGCAATTTATGTTGAAATGAAACCTCAAAGTAGAGGTGGAAGACCACATTTAAGAAAAGCAATATTAGGTGAAATTGAAGAGTTTAATAAAATATTAAGAAAACACCTTGCAAAAGTTGGAAAGTAGGTGTAAGAGATGTTAACAGATTTTCAAACAGAGATTGGAAATATTATAGCTACTAAAGCTGAAAATGTGAAATTAGATGAAATGGGAGTAACATTTGATTTTGCTACAGAAATAGGAGTTTATTATAATATTTCAGATATTTTAGATTTACAATACAAAGATGATATTCCGCTAATAGTTACTTTAGTAGGAATAAAAGAAAAGAAAATAGAGATGCAAACTTTAGCAAAAGAAATAGATTCTATTTTACATAAAGCTAATTTGCAAAAAGGTAGAATTGTAAGACAAAACTCTTATTATCAATCTTTTATTGATGAGGATAATAAGAACAATATTGTTTTGTCTTATTTTATTTATAACTATAACAAATTCTAATTTAGGAGGGAATTTATATGGAAGAAATTAAAAAATTATTAGTTGATAACGCAAGTATTTATGTTGACGTTGATTTAACTAATATAGATACAGTAAATATAAGTACACTTAATGATAAGTTTTTAGGAGCTACTAAAGGTGGACTAGAATTTGAAGCTAAACCAACAGTAAGAGAGATTGAATTTGATGGGAAAATGGATAGAAAAATAAAAGGTGCTGAAAGGGTAACAGGATGGGATGTACAAGCAAGTACAGAAGCTTTAGAATTCTCAGATAAAGTATTATCATTGTCTTTATTTGCTAAAGATTCTAGTATTACATCAACAAAATATGATGTCTATAAAGGTGTACAAGGAATGCTATCCGATTCTAATTATCACAACATTATAATTGTTGGAACAGAAACTGGAACAAGCACACCAGTAATAATAGAACTTAAAAATATAATAAATACAGATGGATTTACTTTTACGGCAGAGGAATTGAACGAAGCTTCTTACAGTATGGTTCTAGTTCCTAGATATGCTATGGGTTCTAGTGAAGTTCCATTCTCAATTTATTATCCAAAAGACCAAGCTTAATTATAGGGTAGGAAACTACCCTTATTATTTTACTAAAAAATAGGAGGGAATTATATATGAAAATTAAATTTGAACACGCAATGTTATTTTTAAATGTTGTAAATAAGATGGGAATTAAAAAGGATGTAGTTGAAATATTTAAGAAGGTTGTAAAACTAAACACTAGAAAAGAAAATCTTTATAGAGAGTTATATAAATTTGCTGAGGAAGGTATTGAAATTACAAATGAGGTATCTTTAAAACTTTTAAATGGACACAAAGAAATAGCAAGTGAACTAGATGAAATTAAAGAAGAAATGTCTTTAGTTATGGGTACAGAGGTATTATTTTTACTTATAGAGAATTTACCCAAGGCACAAAACGAAATGATAAAAATGCTTAGTAAAATATATGAAATTAAAGAGTCAGAAGTTAAAGAAAAAGATATAGATGAAATAATTCCGATGTTTATGGAAATTTTGAAAAGTGAGTCTATCTCCAAGGTTTTTACATTGATGCAGAAGTAGAGAATTTTAGAGGAATATTAATAAAACAAAATTGCTATTTTTGCATGTTAGAAATGGATTTAGATGAAGCTCTTGATTTAATAAATAGTGCTATAGAAGAGTATCAAGATTCAAGGTTGTTTGAATTGTATTTACTACAAGCACCGCACAGCAAAGAGAATTTATCATATGAGCAATACAAGAATAAGGTAAGAAAGAAACAAAGCAATAAAAGATACAGTGAGATAGCTGATACAAAAACAGCTAAAAAGAAAAATGAGAATATTTTATTAAACTTTTTAAACTCCCAAAAGAAAAACAAGAAATGAGGTGAGTTAAAAGATGGATGTATTTAGCCTGTTTGGTAGTGTATCACTAAATGATGATGCTACCAAAGGACTACAAAAAGTACAAAAAGAAGCTAAAAACACTGATAAAGAAATGAACGGCATGGTAGAAACCGTTAAAAATATAGGTAAGGCTATAGTTGCCGCCTTTGCTATAGATAAAATAATTGATTTTGGTAAGAATATGGTTGAAACTTCTGCTAAATTAAAGGCTTTAGATTCTCAATTTGAGCAAACATTCAAAGATAACCAAGGTCAAGCTATGGATATGATTAATAAGCAAGTTACAGACCAAGGAATTCATGTTGATAGGTTAAGAGGAGCATGGAGTTCATTCTATGGAACATTTAGAGGTAATGGAGCTGATGCAAACCAATCTTTGGATTTAACTAGTAAGTATATGACTTTAGCAGGAGATGCTTCTGCTTATTATGATACTTCTCTTGAAGACGTTACTAGCCGTTTAAAATCTTTAGTAATGGGTAATTTTGAAGCAGGGGATGCAATAGGAATAAACATAAATGCTACTAAGATGGACACTAAAGCTAAAGAACAATACGGAAAGGCTTGGAAAGATTTATCTGACACAGAGAAAGAATATCTGTTAATTGATACTGTAGGTAAGATTTATGAAAGTAATGGTGCTATGGGTCAAGCTAGTAGAGAGGCTGATGGATATGAGAATGTAATGGGAAATTTAAAAGCTTCATGGGACAGATTTTTAGAAGTTGTTGGCTCTCCTATATTGGCAGGAGTAGTTACAGTAGTTCAAAACTTAACTACCGCTGTTACTAACTTAACTACATTTATGCAAGAGCATGAAGTATTATTTACAACTATAGCAGTGTTAGTAGGAGTATTAACTACAGGAATTATTGCTTATACAATAGCCATGAATGCAGGTGCTATTGCAACCTTCTTTATGACTACAGCAACTACAGCCTTTGGAGCTATTATGGCATTTATTACTTCTCCTATTGGATTAGTAACTTTGGCTATTATGGGTTTAATAGCAATTGGTGTCTTATTGTGGCAAAATTGGGATTGGGTTAAAGCAAAAGCACTTGAAATATGGGGAGCTATTAGCGGATTTGTTAAAGATAAATTAGAAGCAATGGGAATAGATACAACAAGTTTTGAAAGTGTTGTAAATGGTGTATTTAATAAATTGCTAGACATAATGACTAAACCATTCCAAGATGCATATGCTGAAATAATGCGTATTGGAGACAAAATAAAGAATTCTATTAATAATTTATTTAATACAAATATAAAACTACCTCACTTTAGATTAAACGGCGAGTTTAGTTTAATGCCACCAAGTGTTCCTAAACTAGCTGTAGATTGGTATAGCAATGGTGGTATATTTACACAACCAACTATATTAAATGGAATAGGTGTTGGGGATAAAAATAATGGTACTGGCTCAAATGCAGAAGTAGTTGCTCCGCTAAACGATTTAGCAAGAATGTTAAAACAATATGGATTAACAGGAAATAATAATCAACCAATTCTAGTTAAGATAGATATAGATGGAAGAGAAGTAGCTTATGCTGTAGCCGAAAATCAAGATGTAATTGACGATTATAATAATAGAAGTTTATAGGGGGTGTTAATACATAATGGTTAATAGTTTAGTATTTAATAATAAAGATTCTTATAAAGACCTAGATTTGCTTTTTGTAGAGACGCCAGCAGTCCCTATAAGCATTGAGAACACTGAAAACATCAGCGTTGAGGGAAGGAATGGGACTCTTACACGAAAGCTAGGAACTTTTAATGATAAAGTAATAAAAGTACAATTTAGACTTAATACAAAGGATGAAAAATATTATAGAAAAATAGATGAGATTATATTGTGGCTTACTAATGTAGGTAATAAGAATATGACATTCTCTTTTGATAAGGAGAGAAAATATGTGGTTAAATCCGTTACTGGAGTTGAGAGCATACAAAGACAGTTAGAGTGGTATGGTGACTTTGAAGTTCAGTTTATATGTGATTCTTTCAAATATCCAATTAGTGATGATACTATAATAACTACTCAGAAAACTATAGTTTTATATAATAATGGAACTTATAAAAGTGAACCTTATATAAAAATAACGGGGAGTGGAAATATAACTCTTTCTGTTAATGGAAAGACAATAATACTGAATAGCATAAGTGAGTACATAGAGTTAGATTCTATGTATTTTTTGTGCAAAAAAGGATTGACTAATCAAATGTCAAAAATGAATGGAGACTTTCCTATATTTCAAGTTGGTAAAAATGAAATTGAGATAACTGGAAATGTTACAAATGTTGAAATACAAATAAGAGTTAGATATTTATAGGGTAGGGATTTTCTCTACCTTATTTTTTGTGAGGTGAGAAAGAAAATAATGAATATTTATGATAGATTTTCAAGTAAAAATGATGTGCTTTATAATAATGGATTAGCTGTTTTAGATGATATTT